CAGCCAAGCTAAACAGCCGCAATCAGCGGTCTATTTAGCGACCTGTTAGATAATTATTAACGATGGAGAATTAATATGGGTGATGTTGGTGAATCATTTGAAGGGTGGAAAGAAGAGAGCCAAGAGCGAAAGCGCCGTAATCTTGAGCAGTCCACCAAAATTCTCGAAGATCGAGGAATACTCTTTGAGTCGAAAAACGGCGGAGTGCATATAATTATCAAGGCCGAGCGAGAGAAGTTCGACTTTTGGCCGTCCACTGGAAAATTCACAAGCCGAGTCACCAAGAAAAGTGGGCGCGGCGTTTTTAAATTATTAAAAATAATAGCCGATGGAGAGCGGAAATGAACAATATTTTATCTGACGATGAATTAGCAGAAAAAATCGCCGAAGCAAAATCCGAGATGAAGGAAGAGATACTGACCTATCTTCGTGATTGCCGGGATGATTTGGGTTGTCCTGGGCCAGAATCAAGGGCGCTTGATAGGCATATTGAAGCGATTGAGAGGTTGGCTGGGGTATGAATGCCCATTGTGCAAATGTTGGCACCTGACCGTCCTAAAGCAAAATATTAAACAGAAGAGGAGTAGACGACGAGCGAGCCTTACGAGAGCAGAAGTGGCGGCGATGGTAAATTTTATGTTAATGGCCCGGGCAATGGATGCGGATTTAATTCAGGATTGCTTTGGCCTGAACTTAGGTCTGATGATGAAGGAAATAATGAAATTCATGTTATTTTCGCAAATATTGGTTATGAGCAGGGATATTTAAAGGCGCAGCACGACATGCGCAAATCAATGGGATTGGAGAAATAAGCAATGAATAACGGACAACAACTAAAGCAGAAAGGCATCAACCAAGCTGCCGATAATGCCGAATTTAATCACCCTGGATGGGCTAAAGAGGCCCTATCATTTGTGAAGAAGATTCGCAGAAAGCAGTTTATGGCTGAAGACATCCGTAAATTCGCCTATGACCGTGGATTATCCAGACCCCCACATGAACGCGCATGGGGTGGAATTATGCAAGCAGCGGTACGTTTAGGGCTGATAAAACAGATTGCATGGGGTCAGGTCACCAACCCTAAAGCTCATATGGCTAATGCCGCCGTGTGGAGTAAGTGCTGATGATTAAATTAATGCAAGGCGACTGTATCGAGAGGATGGGAGAGATCCCCGATGGCTCAGTAGATATGGTTTTAGCTGATCCGCCTTATGGGACTACTGCTTGCAAATGGGATTCAATCATCCAGTTAGGGCCGATGTGGGAACAATTGGGACGCATAATTAAGCCTAGCGGCGCAATAGTGATGATGGCGCAAACCCCGTTTGACAAGGTTCTCGGCATGTCTAATTTATCAATGCTGAAATACGAATGGATATGGGAGAAAACTTCCGCAACAGGTCATCTCAATGCAAAAAAGATGCCCATGAAAGCGCATGAGAATGTGCTGGTTTTTTATAGCAAGCCACCTACATACAACCCAATAAAGACAACAGGGCATGAGAGAAAGACATCAAAAACAGGGAAAACTTATAGCAGCGATTGCTATGGTGATGAATCCGCAAAACCATTCTACGACAGCACGGAGAGATATCCGCGAAGCGTGCTTATTTTCTCTACCGACAAACAGAAGCTGAGACTGCATCCAACCCAAAAACCAGTAGCCCTAATGGAATACTTAATCAAGACCTACACCAATGAAGGTGAAACGGTGCTCGACTTCACTATGGGTAGCGGCACTACAGGGGTGGCGGCTATAAATCTAAACAGGTCATTTATTGGAATAGAGCTTGATGAAAGCTATTTTAATATCGCTAAACAGCGTATTGAAAATGCTTAATGAGCCGGCACAAATAGCTCGGCGACATGAGTGGACTTCATTTGTCTTTGAAGGCGGATTGATTGGCAAACACAAAGAACGATTAAAGCAAGCCCCAGAGGAAATACGGCAATATGTCCGTGAGAGATGTGAGTATTTATTTAACTTGGGAAACGGAAGGAGAGGGTAATGATTGAATTTATAATTGGAGTATTGCTGATATTTACAGCCTTTGTGCTGTCAACATGGATGTCCGCAATAATTAGAAGGCTATTATGGCTGGCAAATCCGAAGCCGTACAAAGGGCGATATCATCATGGCATGGTATTTGATAAAGAGAGCGGCCTAGCAATGGCGCAACAAAAGCCAATATACGGAGAATGGAATTGAACCTACCGAGCAAAAAATACAACATCATCTACGCAGACCCAGCATGGTCATTTAACAACAAGAAAACAGGCGGCTCAATGAAGTCCGGCGCGGCGAATCAATATGATGTGATGACGCTTGAGGATATGAAAAACCTGCCGATTCAAGATATTGCGGCTGATGATTGCGTTTTGGTGATGTGGTGGGTAGGCAGTCAGCCCCAAGAGGCGCTTGATTTAATGAAAGCATGGGGTTTTGAGCTGAAAACCATGAGCGGATTCAATTGGATCAAGATGACGAAACTATGGAAATTCTTTTTCGGCATGGGATTTTGGACGCGCGCAGGCTCAGAGCTGGCGTTAATCGCTACCAAGGGCAAGCCTAAGCCGATATCTCGTAGTGTGCGCTCTGTTAGGCAGGCTATAGCAGGAAAACACTCTGAGAAGCCATGTGAGTTCCGTGACGATATTGTTGAGCTGTGCGGGGATCTGCCGAGAATCGAGCTATTCAGCCGTGAGCGTGTGGAAAACTGGGATGCTTGGGGCAATGAGCTTGACGATAGTGGCAACACAAATTAATCACAAAACCACTCACAATGGGATATATAAACAATCAAAATTGCCGCGTATAGTTCAGTTGTGGTGGAGATGCTTAGGCATGTAGCAAGATTAAGTTCCTGCCCAGCCACACTAAATAATTATTTGCGATCACAGGAGATAGAAATGAAACCATCACAGATGATCGCAATCATTGATATTGATGATGCCTACGATAAACTTCATGGCGAGAATGAAACGCTTAGAATCGAAAAAGCTGCGTTATCGCAGGCGCTTGATGGGATGTTAAATATACGCAGGCAGCTTGGCAGGGTTAACTACGAAGAACAACAGGCTTTAGATGATGATGCGCACAAAGCCGCTGAGCAGGTGCTTGGCACGCTTGAGGTGTAGAAAATGCGTAAATGGATACTAAAAACCAAAGAGGCCAAGCTATCAATTCAATGTGGCTGCATAAGAGGATTAGAAAGTGAAAGAGATCCACTTAGTTAAAACCCAAGACGGTTCATTCCGGCCGGCCTCCACCATGGATCAAGAGATCGCCGGTAAATGGAAGGTAGGCCAGCCGGTGCGGTTCAAGGCGGTACAGGTAAGCGCCAGGTCGCTACAACACCATAAATTATACTGGGGCGGCCTGCTTGGGCTTGCGCTTGATTACTGGCAGCCGGAAGGCGGATTGATAAGCGCGAGCGAAAAACACACGCTTTCTAAGTTCTCATCGTGGCTCGACTCAAAAAGTGGTGGTTCTGGCTCCATTCAGAGGGCGTGTGAGGCGTTCATGGCTGAATTGGCTAGTAGTCGTGCCGAGAAGATAGATGCGCCTGAGAAGGATATAGAGCAGCTTCATCGGTGGGTGAAGGTAGAGGCGGGGTACTTCACCTATGAGATAACTCCTCATGGAGTGAGAAAGGAACCGGTATCGATCAACTTTAATGCTATGTCTCAGGAGCAATTCACGGAATTTTACCGGGCCGCTTTCTCTGTTGTCTGGAAATTCATATTGTCTCGCACATTTGAGAATGAACAAGACGCTGAAAATGCTATTAATCAACTGGTATCGATGGGGTGAAATTATGAATGAACAAGAGCAGCTTGCAAGGGCAGTTGAAATTGCCACAGAAGCACATAAAGGACAATTCGATAAGGGCGGCAAACCATATATTCTTCATCCGCTGCACCTGATGAATCAATTATTGTTCGACACTCAATTGGCTGCCATAGCTGTTCTTCATGATGTGGTTGAAGATAGCCATTGGACGCTTCATGACTTGAAGGCATCGGGATTTAGCTCAAGAGTTATTAGCGCTTTATTGCTACTTACGCATGATGAACCATTTAGCTATGAAGTGTATGTCGAAAGTATTTGCACAAACTATGACGCCATACGAGTAAAGCGCAAAGATCTCGAGCATAATTCTGATATCACCAGATTGAAAGGCGTAACCACAAAGGACTTAAAGAGAATAGAAAAATACCATAAGGCGTTTTTGATTCTCGGCAATGCAAAGAGACAATTTCAAGATGCAGCGCAAACCCACCAAGAAGACTAGAGGCCCCAATGCCCAGGAGAAAGCGTATCAGGGCTGGACAAAGGAAAGACTGTGCTGTGTGTGCGGCAACTACGGGGTAGTGGTACACCATTGTGAGGGCTCAACATTCAAATTAAAGGTGATGTTTGAGACCGTCTTGCTGGGCCATTGGTTTTGCCTGCCATTGTGCGCCCACTGCGACGATGTAATCACTAATGGCAGTAGGCGCTCATTCCGTGAGCGATTCGGTCTACAAAGCAAATTCTGGGCAAAAGAAATGGATCAATATGCCAATGAGACAGGAATAAAGCCGCCTGAAAATGTAATCAGCGGAATATCGCTATCCAAATCATGAGCCACTAAGCCAGTTAAGCAGTAATAACACCCCAACTTTTCCAGGTGCCCGGCGTTCCCGCTGTAGTGCAGACCCAACCCATAGTTCCCCCGGCAACTGGGGCTTCGTTCCACACAATATCACCTTTTGCCCATGTACCAGCCACAGGCGCGGCTGTTGTTCTAGCCTCAGTAGTGGGGTCCCCGCCAAACGATTCAAACGCATTAACATAGGTTCCACCAGCTATAATTCCACCCGTTGTGGCTATTAACCTACTACCCCTTTCGGTCAGCTTTGTGGCATTTCTTACATCTAGGAAATTCGTGCCTGTCATGTTCTCAAAGGTATTATCAATAACTTCTACGGTATCATGCCCCCAAAACTCAAGAGTGCCGCTACCGGGAGAATCCTTCTTTACTCTGTTACGATTGAATCTAATATCTGAGAAATTCTCACCATTAGGTGTATACATCCCTGTGCCGTTCATTATGAAGTCAACATCGACAATATCTAAGAACCCACTCGCATCATCCACGGATAGCTGGACTATGCGGCCAACATTACCCTCATATCTGCCACCTTGGATTACGCACTCTTCAATAGTTATTAAATTAGAAGCGCCATGAGTATTATCACTGAAGAATATAGTGTGTGACGCTGCCCCCGAACCTGACTCAACAACTATATCGTTATCAATAAGTTCAAGACGCTTTATGGTGTTTCCAGTATTAGAAGCAGAAAGCGGATATACCCAGATACCTCCATGCGCGAAACCTATCTGACCGCTGCATTTATTCCCTTTGAGTTTAATGCGGTCTACCGTAACATTGTTGTATTCAAATTGAATGCCTATGAACGCATACCCGCCAAGACCCGAAGTTGATGAGCCATCCCCATAAGAAATAACTTCATTATCCTCAATTAAAGTGTAGCTAGAGTCCTTTTCAAAATAAGCAACTATTCCACTGTTGCCGCCGCTGGCTGTAGATGCGTGCTGTTTAATGTGGTTGTTCTTGAATATCACATCAGAGCCGGAGAAGTTTGCTCCACCATTTATTGAATTATTGACGACTGTGTTGTATTGGCAATTTCCATGTAAATCAAAAGCACCAGAACCTTGATTCCTAATAACTGAAATCTCATTATCGTGAATGTGGTTAAATCTGCAGGGCTCATATCCACCAAGGGTTATAGCGTGACGACCTCCGTTAAAGTTGTTGCCACTTACATCAAGCCCTTGTGAGGAGCTAACAGACAGCCCATAACTCTGCCCCGTACCGCTATACCACGCATCTGTGGTTGAGCATCCGTTGACCTGACCGCCGTAGATATACGCCATGGCTATGCAAGCTATTCTTGCCCCTTCTACATGGACATTATTAAGAACTGTATTTCGTGTTTCCCATATGCTCAGTCCTGTGTCATCGGAATCGCGCAGGAGCGTTATGTTTGAGACTTCAACTTTTGGAGCTACCAGCTTAAAGATAATGGTGGTCGCAGCAGTATATGAATCAACAATTGCTGTAGTAAGGGTTACGTTATCACCAGAGACAGAGTGCACCTCGGCCAATTCACCTTTCCAGTAGATAGATCTCGATGGATTAAAAAGAACAGAGGAGCTTACCCGAATGATATCTCCCTTGGCCAGTCCTAAAGCTGCCGGAATACTGATTATATTACCACCTGCTCCCGCATCTGATCCTAATGCCTGCCCTCCGGTTCTAATGGCTCGATTGTAGAACTCCGATAAATCTGTATCTGGGTAATCTTGACCGCAAATGAATATAGCGGCCCAATCAGTGACCGTAGTAGCATCTATAGTGGCTCTGCCATTTGAACTCAGTTTAATGTAGTCAGTATCAATAAGATCTAATCTGTCTGTTATCTTATAAATCAGCCCATCTTCTAGCTCTAAATTCCTAGAAATACTTGCCGCAGCTTTTAGCGCCAAGATATCATCCGTTCCCCCGCCCACACCATCGCCATCACCTTTAGCGCCACACTGGGCGACTTTGAGTGCGCCAGCATATTGCAACACAGCAATATTCCCATTGACAAGCAGTATGTTTCCGCCGTTCGCTATATCTCCATCGGTAGCTGCTTGGGCGGCAGTCTTGACAAAGCGAGTCGCCGCTCCGGGATCACCAGCCACATAGTAGCCTTGAGTGTATATGGTTCGACCAGCCGTTAAAGATAATGTTTCCAACTTCTCAACAGTGGTAATTTGCTGTAGCTGACTCCCAACTACAAGAGGGTTCAATAATTCGAAGACACCATTACTTGAGTTGTAGCGCAATTTCATTTCATAATCAGCGCCAGGAATATCACCTTCAACTAAAGCCTCGTTTCCAGTGCGCTTTATGGGTTTTGCGTCAAGGCCATCAGGGCTTATTGTTACATTTGGCACCGTGTTTGAGCCAATTGCCCGAACATTGATCTCTAATCCATCATAATACCCAGCCAATGTAGTATCGAGCGCAACCGTAATAACATCAACAGTTCCCGCAGCAATGCCGAAATAAACCGGGATATTAATGCTGCTCGCATTGAATAAAACTGTTGTAATATCTGGCTCGTATGAGCCTGAGAATGATGCTTGGTAAATTATTGAGCTGTTTGCATCGCCAACCAAAATACCGTTAATAACATCATCAGCAGCATTCCAATCCGTTGATCTAGCCCATGCGCCGGTATCTGCATCATAAATACCGTTCTCGGTTGTATTTGTTTGAGACCTTACTAGGACGCGATCGCCAGCTACCACAGCCACGCCATCGATAGTTTGCTCGCCGGACAGAGTAATATCTGCAGTCGTTGAGACTACGCAAGGGCTCTTAATTCCCTCTTCCGGTGCGAATCCAAGTCGATTCTTAAATGATGAAGTCATAATGTTTTCACCCAATGTGTAAATGCGTAAAGTAATGCGCCGCCAGTTGATACAACAAAACCAATTATCCCTGCGGTCGTCAATTTGCCGCGCTGGTCTCTCCAGAACTTCATATTCTCTTCTTCGGCTTTTATTTTTTTATCAAGATAATCGGCATACTTATCGTTCTGATCAGCTATCCTTCCAAGAATAATCCACTGCCCCATCGAGTCAAATTCAAGATTCTCAAGCCTTTCTTCTTCAGACAGGGATTTATTATGCTCCGGGTCATCCGAAACGCGTCTTTGGTGATATTCTGGTTTAGGTGTCATCTTGCAGGACTCCATAATTATCTCCTTGTCGGGCCCTTAACAACGGCTTGATATGCGTTAAATTCACCTTCTTTCCCCCTATTGTGAGAATCGACGTAATCCATCAACCTCGTCATATTGCCAACCCCAGGCACTGGGACAACCGTAGTCACTATTTTTGTTATATCGGAAGCAGCTTTTAACCCGGTCTGCCTGCCTTTCGCCAGAGACTCAAACTCGCTAATGAGTCGAGCCGGTGTCTCCGCTCCTCCAGAGAATACAGTCTTTGGTGAGAATCCAGAGAATGCACCGATAATATCACGAACTACCGGCATAGTCCCGCCCATGAATGCCGCATATCTCTTTAGAGCCCATTCCCAGAATCCATCCTCATCTTCAGGAAGATCCATGACCAGCGCCGACGACATGACGGCCACGATAAACGGGGTTATCAGCAGGCTTCTCGCCGCATCTGCGCTGGCGAAGTCAGTCAATCCCTCGGTAGATTTATAAATCCGCTGATAATAGGCATTGAACAATGTGCCAAATACGGTGAACATCTTCACAAATTCAGTGTTATTTGACTGAAATACCCCGCCAAGATGGAGATCGGATCCGGAGCCAACCGATTCAGCAACTGCAGTATCGGCATCGGAGATCGCCCGGCCCTCGTCGCCATGCGCCTCAATGCCCTGCTCATAGCGCGCCATCCAGGTGGGGAACGCGATAATTGAATCAGTGATTGTCTGTGGCGTGAAGCCAAAACGTGCAAATTGGCCCCACATATGATGAGCCTTTCCATCTGCGGTAATCTTTCTCAGGTACTCGCTCGCCTCTCTGTTTACTAGGGATGCGCGATCTCGCATGAATTTAGAGCGCTCATCTATAAATGCGATGTATTCCTGATGACCTTGCGGGGATGCGAATCTCATTGTCTGTTCCGCCCATGCCAGCATGCCAACCTCTTCCATAGCCACGGGGATCGCTGATACCTGCTGCACAGTGTTTCTGAGACTGTATGCCAGATGCTTAAATGTCGCGGCACGGCGTAGCAAGCGGAAGGTGGCCGCCATGAATGGAATTGTTTCACGGGAAACATGGTTTCCTGTAACACCGTCGATCCCCTCGATAACGGCCCGATAGAATCCCTCGCCATGCTTTATCTCGATCGCGGCTTTAACCTCTTTGGAGTTGATGATCGACCGAAGTTTGTTACTTGGTTCCGCAAAAGCAATATAGTGAATATTGTCCTCGATCGCGCGGATGATATTACCCTTATCCAGTAACGGGGGGCGGCCGCCGGAACCGACCCGTGCATGAAGCGATCCCGCCTTGGTAGGCATAATTGATGACATAGCGCGCGATTCTTCTTGGATACCCTTCAGTTCAAGCTCAGTTGAGTCGTAGAATAGCCTCATATGACCACCGGTGAGCTTGACCCCGCCTACCTCGAAAGGAGTAGCCGTCAACTTAGGTGGAGCAACGCCATACAGCTCAACGTGAGCCTTTGATAGTTCTGGCCACATTGACTCATTCACTTTCCATGTGGCATTCACCAAGTCCAATTGATCTTCGGTCATGTCACTCAGGATCCGGCGAACATCATTATCAGTCACTTGGAAGCCCTCACGGATAGACTCTCGGCTAGACTCAGTTCCCCAGTAAAGCGCCATCATGTACCTGGACTCGGCATGCATCGATAGGATGCCGCCGCTCTCCAGCGTGTAGTCTGTTATCTTGCGATCGAGACCGACTTTATGGATGGCCCCCATTTCGTCCTCAAATTTTTCATAAATCTTCCGCGCGATATCGATCTTGTTGCTATTGGCTGTCTCAACAGTACGGTAAATCATCCTCGCAGCCGCGCCGTCATCATCCTTAGAGAATCCGTCCAGCATGCGCATCAGGTTCCTCAGAGAAGGGATCTTGTTGATCATATGCTGCATCTGGCGGCGTATACGCTCACCTCGGCGCGGCACGCCCTTGGTTGCGCCAATATCTTTGCCGCCATGCTCAAGAATAGATTCCGCCAGCTCCCGACGATCAGCCGCTCTTTCTGCCTTCACGGAGTCAGACAATTGGCCGCCGACATAACGCATATGTCTCAGCATATCGTAGAGGCCGCGCAGATCATCAACAGTCAGATCATCAAATGTTGGTAGCTGCAGACTCGCTATTTCACCACGATGCTTCGCCTCAAGAGCAAGAATCAAATTCGGATCTAGTAGAGTAATATCAACAAACCGGTTAGGATCGACAGTCTGGGCTTCGTACCACTCCAGTATCCCGGTAACATCACGAGCCTGATTTGGTTTATTTCTCAAATCATAGAGATTGGCCAAAGTGCGCATGTTCTGGCTGAAGTCCGGAGCCACTTGGTTCGCTTTATATTCAGCTTTCTGTACCCGACGAACATATTTCCGCTGCCTATCCATACCCTCTTTGGCGTCCACGGCCTCGCGGTACATGTAGTGATTGGCCAATTGCTGAACCTTCGCCTCTAATTTACCGGCATCGGTCTCAGCCGTAACCGCATTTTGAGCTGCACGAACCTCTGCTCGATAGAACTTGCTGGGCTTGATTTCCTTGTAATTCATTCCTCCAATCATGGCTTTGGCTTGAGCCTTCAGATAATCACGGTCGATAGGTGGCGGCTTCTTGCCGCTGAGAGCCTTAATCTCCTGCAACAATAGTTTGGCTTGCTCATCATTATGAACCGATTCACGGGCTTCTATCTCGATACTGCCGTCATTCAGCATATCCCCGTACTTTTCAATCATACGAGCTTCGGCCGCATCATAAGCAGCCCTTTTAATCGGTTTTGAGCTGGCGATATCGTCAAACATCGCAGCGACAGAGGTATATCCAAATGCCTCGGCATATTCAGCCGGATCAACGCCGTCTGTAGTGGTAATCCGTTTTAAAAGTCTTTGAGCGGGGGTGATACCCCTTTCCTCTGGCACCACATCACCATCAAGGTCACCGTAGTATTCGACGGCTTCTCTCTCAAGTTGCGTGGCATAGCCCTCTGGGGTGTAAACCGGTTCGCCGCGAATCTCCCGATCGACCAGATCCAGAACCTCATTGGCAGAGATATCCTGCGCGTACCCGAGTTCATTGGCCATCTCAGCCAAATCCTCGGCATTCATTCCCTCTTTCTTCCTGAAGATTGGGCGCCCAAACACCTGATTGTTGAAAGCTCGATCCTTCATGGCGGCTTCATCGACGAATTCACGCGCCCATTCCGCCATGTTCAGTCCGCCGCGCTTGGCCGCGGCAACCAGCAGAGAGTCTTGTCTTAAATCGATTTCAGCGCTTGCGGCAAATCGCTCAGCAGTCGTCATGGCAGGCTTGATGTCAAGCTGGCTCATTACCTCGGCAGAATCCATCGGATCCTTCAAAGCCATGTTGAACACCTCATAAGCAGGCATTTGAGACAATCTTTCAGTCTCTTCCTCGATCAGCGGCTCACGCTCCTCTTTCCATTCACGGGTCTTGCGGCGAGTCAACTCATCGATCAACTTCTTATTGAGATCTACAGTGGCGGTATTCTTTGCCTTAGCAGCCTGAGCCTCATAAGCAATCCACTCAGCATCAGTCATACCAGCCTGTTCCTGGGAGCGGAATAGCTGATCATAGGCAGGATTTGCCGTGGCCTGCTCTATTTCCACCTCAGTAGCCAGCATGCGATCCATGTATTCACGAATTTCAGGGGTTAATCTCGCCCCTATGAGCCGTGGGTCGGTTAATTTGCGATAAATGACTGATAGCCAGCGAGCGAACGCAGCGAAGGCCTCGCGCAATTTGAGAGATGGAGCCTTACCTTCGCGAAGATAGACCTCAAAGGTCTCAGCGAACTTTTCATGGAGATTGATGCTTTTCTGGGTGTATTGCTCTTTCCCATCAACCGTCTCAGTCTGATTGAGTTCATCAAACGATTCGACATCAAGCCAGTCAAGCAGCACCTTCTGTTCTTCAGTTGCACCGAATTTCTCAGCAAAACGGCGCTCCATCTCCAAGAATAGATGTCCGGATTCATGCAGGAACGATGACAGATCTGATGCGCGGGTGAGGCGCATGATACTCTCGCCTTCCTCGGTGAAACGAATTGCTGCTCGGGGCACTTCTGCTTCTTGACGAAACTCTGCTCCAGTGGTTATTGGCTGACCTATTTGCGCAAGCGAAATGTCGCCTGCAAATGCGTCTAGCACACGAATATTTGCCGCCTCTATCATGTTGCCGATGTTTTGGATGTCATTAACATCCTGCCCTTCCGCTACTGACTTGGCGGTATTGATAATTGCCGCCGAGGCATTTGTAGATTCAAGAGCTCGAAGGATTTGATTCAACTCCCCACCTCGAAGCCTGCCAGCCTCCTTCATGTCTAATGGTAAAAACCCAATAGGCGAATGCTTGTTGTCTAGCAAGACTACCCCATCTTCACCTTTCGACATATCCGATATTATCTCTTTGGCGGTATCTGGGCTCGTTACTCGAACAGATAGAGCTGATGGGTCGCGCTCAAGCGTTCGCTCAACGACCTCGATATCTATAGAGATTTCGGGCTCCGGCATCACCCCCTCTTCTATCGCCAGCTCGTGCTCAAATCTCCCTGGCACAACTGCCATAATCCCTTCATAGGATAGACCGCTACCATCCAGCAAATTGCGCACTCTTTCTGATAACGCTGTATCAGCGCTACTTAATTTTGGATCTCCCGATGGGTGATTGTGAGAAATCCAGACATTTGCTCCGGCCGGGACTCCGGCGGCCCATCCTGCAACAATTCCATGATCGGCCGCCGCTTCTGCACGCAGACCCATCGAATGGTTGAGCATCTCTAAGGGTTTGCCATCCTTATCGGTAACAATGACCCATACCTTTTCTTGAGCAGCTTTGGTTAGAGCGGATGTGGCATATGCGACTTTATCCGCAGTATCAATAACCTCAAACCCAACATCCACCTTGCGGATAGTCTCCCTGCCAACGAAAGACGCTTGATTTCGTATTTTGGGTGGGGGCTGTACGTACCTTTCCTTTGTGTATTTACCGTCTTCATCAATCGTGTCCTCGAATAAATCTTTTTGCCCGGCCTGATACAGAATTCTTGGGTCTGCTGGATCAAAGGCACCAATATTCTCTGATGACTTAAATTGCTCGGGGAAGAATGCGACATAGATTGGGTCCCCGCCCATCCCGCTGAATCCTTCAGAAATTACACCGTCATGGCCAGTAATCTCATAAACCGCCTTATTGAGCACTTCTGGCTCAACGCCAGCCCCAATAATTCCGCCGAGCTGATCAATGGCCGTCTCATCGTCAGCCATGAGCTTAGAGGCTGATTCAATTACCGAATCAAGTCCTTCGTAATTAACATCTCCAAAGTTTGATAGGAAGCCATCACTTATCTCGATCCCCTCCTTTTCCGCCTCAATTTCTGCTATACGCTTTATAATATCTCTAAGCGTATCACCTTGGAATGACGGTTGATCGTATTCGACAGGGTTTTCTATAGCCAGATACCCATCAATCAGCGTCTCTTCAGCATAGCCTTTTGCAATATCTTCGTTTGGAGTGAAATAGAATCCGGCTCCCTCTGCCCTGCCCTGCGTACCGATGCGCGAATAATCAAAAGCGAAATCCTCTTCAACAACAGCGCCGGTGCCATGGTAAACCCTTAGTGGATCACCGCTTTTATCGACTATCGCTGAATCGCCGAACCACTCCTTAAATTCAGGGGTTTTTACAGCCTTGTCTAATTCTGCTTGATAAAGCGCCCTTTCTCTTTGAGGAGCAGCAACCTCATTCACCTTGGCAAATACATCAGCCCTATCAGCATCCAGCTCACCAAGCCGGGACTCAATAGCCTCTTTCTGCGCCTGCTCCTCGGGAATGCCATCGGCAACCTTCTTAGCCACCAGATCGCTATAAATCCGAGACTCTTGTTCGCTTAGGGGTATTTTGGCAAGACAATCAGAAAATGACATCGCAATTCACCAGCATAGTTATTATATCCAGTATCTCATTATCATCACGAATTATACTCTCACGATCGCTTGGCGGCTCGTATTCCTTCGGGGTGCGATGCAATCTATCCTGAAAGAAGATGAAAAAGCCGGGGCCCATAGGATAATTGGTTGAGTAAGCCATTTATCCGCCCTCATAATGACCCTGTAATTTAATCCTGAAAACGGTATTATCACCTTCTAATGGATCTTGCGCCAATAATTCAAAGTTATCGATTTTTGATCCGTCGAGATACACAATAGCCCCAGTGTTGGTTTTAATCTGGTAGGATGCTGACAACCCAAATTCTCCACCACCAGATTTTGCTTGATATCGAATAGGGAAAGCGTCGCTATCCATATCAAGATTTCGCTTCCAGTTCGTATAGCTGCCAGTAAATCCATCAGATTTGGCTCTAAGCACGCAGCCATTATCTAACTCTGGTGCCCCGCCAAATTTTGTGAAATCCATTGCGCTAGGATTAGTCATCACCACAGACATGTTTGTAAGATGAACAATTGCACTAGCCGGGACATGGCTCGTGAAAATAACAGGATCAGCACGTGTTGCGCCAGCAGTTAGTCCAGGTGTAGCCATATTGGTATAGATCAGCGTAATGTCAGCTCCTGCTGGATGATCAAATGTTATAGGAGTATCAACATCAACAACAGTCCCAACTATGTCCTTTATGGTGAAAAATACCGGCTCCAAGCTGCCATTTTCCAGTTTTATCTCATCACCTTCTAAAAATGATCCAGTGCTTGTGAAATTAAGCTGATTATCCCCTGCCTCTGCGGCCACGCTTAAAGTGGTAGTAATGGCTGTATCAAAATGAAGGAATTGATTATAAGCATTATGATGCGGATCTGCATCATGGACGTTTAAAGCATTACCCAATGAGCCTATAGGATTTCCATAGCCGTCATACGAACCAGTAGGTAAGGGGTTGGACTCATCCACCAATGTTGTTGCCCCAAGGGTCCCATAACCAATTTTGTATATCGGATAATGGACCTTCTTATCACCCTCCTGAATCTCATCGGTGGCAACAATAACTGAATGCGCGTCCGTTCCGGGGTTGACAGGTATATTATCCATTCTCAATTTCCTCACAAATCAGTGATTTGATGAATCCGCGACCGTCTCGCTCCACATCAATCTTGATCTTTTTTGGTTTTTTGGGTTGTTCGTGAACGTGAACATCTACATTTGGCTGCTCCTGCTTGGCAGAGAGAGCCTTGTTAATAACCTCGGCCAGCGCCGTGGCGATCGGCTCCATATCAGGGGCCTGAGTAATCACCTCAATCTTTGGCTCGATTTTAATCTCTGGAGCCACAGGCGCAGGCGGATTTGGGTGCAGTTGCGTTACTGATCGCTTCATCCTAAACAGTCTCTCAAGCGGGAGTAGATGTCTATACTATCATCTATTTCGGTGACCAACTCCTTGGCATTAAAAGTCTCTTGAACTATCTCACCGGTCTCGATGGTCTCAATATCCATGGCGACTTCCATATCGGCGGGTATTCCAGCTTGATCGACGATGATGCCCGGCGCCTCCGCTTCTGGTGGGCCAATCTCCAGCTTGAATCCCATCATATCGTAGACTTCGCTCACGCTAATGTCATGCCCGGCCTTACGGGCTTTCTCCGCATAAACGGCTGCCGAGGCTGGATAAAGTTGTGCGCTGTATCGGGCAGTGGTTTCTGACTGCATACCGGTGGCAACAAGCTGATCCTTCACCGATTCAAATATTTCCTCGGCTTCTGTCAGAGTCTCTTGGTCTTTCTGAGCTCTTTCGAGAAGAGTTTTCATTTCAACGCGCTCGCCGGTCTCCATATCTTGGAGCGTCATATTGTTCTCGCTCATCTTAATATGAGGGCGAATAATATCCATCCACTCCTGGACCGGGGCAATTTCTGATGCAAACTTACTGAGCGATATGCTCACGGTAGTTCCGAGATTGTTTATCTGGTCAACAATATATCCAGGCGCATTCTGCATCTGGATAGCAATTTTTGATGGGATAATGACTTCCCTCTCCGGCCCCAGCTTGGCTACAAAATCCTCAAATTGCGATGATGCGCGCCCATTTGTTGTGCTGGATTGGGCGTAACCGATAATCTGATCGATAGTCTCTTGCTCAGATGCCGATTGAATAGTGGTTTGTACGTGTCCAGCGGTTCTATTTGAAACCGCCTCAACCGTTGCTGTTGTGCCACGAATACCCGCGCCCATGCCGGCGCCAGCCACCAGCCCGGCCAATTGCCTATCCAGCATCTCAGCGGCAGCCATTTCCTTTTTGGTGAGTGCAGTCTCGCCGACATATTCAACCCCCTCTTGGACGAATTCGGTAACACCCTCCTTTACAGCCGCCTCACCGGTGGCTTTCGCAACACCCTTGACTCCAATGACGTCACCTATATCAAATACGGACTTAGCTCCCAGTCGCTCCATTAAAGCGACTATGGTGGCCGGTACGATAGATGTTGCGAGATCGGCGGACGTTACTTGATCTCGATCGTCGTTATTAACCCTGGCCTCGGCGATATCCTCTGTGCGTGAGGCGATATATGCTGGCAAGGTAAAGATGGTTGCCAGCATATGAGGAATCGACTGCACCCCTTGCTCAACCACGTATCCAGCGAGATTAGTTGGGGTCACATCGCCCTTCAGCTTCTCCCATGTGAACTGGGGCATATAATCATATCCATCACCTTCAGAGATAGCCCGGCCAATATAACCGGCATCGGTCTCCTCAGGGGGGATATTCCATGACCAAGAGATCCCGTCTTCACCGAACACGATGCCAGGATTAGGAGCCCCCACGGTATTCACCATGAAGTCTTCAAAATTGTCGGCATTGTTACCGGCGAACTCGAGCAGATTACCAGTGAGTGTATTAACAGTCTTCAATCCACCTCGGGCTGCGTTATTGAAAAATCCGCGCTCAGGCTCCTTCAGGCTATCTTCAAGGCCTTTGAGGATATCCAGATCATCTATTGCCACCGACGCATTATTGGTGTCAGTCATCCAATCTGCAGTAATTGGGTGGGTCTCCTTCATCTGCATGGCGCCAATATCAACCAGCTTCTGGCGGCGCTGTATCTCTGGCCTATTTCTGGAGTAAACGTCTCCAGATATTGGGAGTCGCATGCTCTCAGCGAATTCATCTGGATTGACTCGAGTGGCCCGGTCAAGCGATGACTCGAGGGAAGGCTGATTCAGAGAACCTTCAAGCAGCTCCAGCTCTGATTCATCAAGAGCCACTGCGTTTATCCTTTAATTTGGTGTATGCCTCCATGAACTGAGCATGGTCTGGCTGCACTCCTTTTGCTCTAAAGAACTCGGCCGTATCATCGAAAGATGTCTGATCCTCTTCGCGCGCCCGCTCCATGACATAGGTTTTTTCGTCCTCAGTCATTTCAAACATCTTCTGAGCACCTCCCCACCACCATGAAGTATCGTATTCGAGAATCATGCGGTCGATCTGCTTACCGACTTCATCATCAGTTGGGATCCTGTTCTCGCGCTGCTGATAGCCTCGATACCAAGTATCCATAGAATCCTTCAGGACAGCACGGTTCTCCTTGGTGTAATTCGGTGTCTTCGCGTCGATAGAGGCTTTGGCAGTGAACAAGGATTCGACCTCAATCGGCATAACGCCATCAATCGATACCTCAGACCATGATTTATTTTGACTGTCGCTCATGGTGCCAGCATTTTCCACAAAGAATTTGCGCAATTCGGGGAACTGCCTGGTCTTTAGGAGATAATTCAATTTATCCTCAGCCCCGATATTGAAAGATACCTTGGCAGATGATACGGAATTCTTCTGGGCAGAATAGAGGCTATTCTGTTGCTGCGGACTCATGCGCTCCAGATCTTCGCGCGGAATACTATCAATAGTCGCCTCGCCTAAACGGATAGGGAGGAAGTATTGGTCAAATAAAGCGGACTGCTCCTCAACCCTGGCAACCTTCTTTTTGCCGAAGGCGTAATCAAATCGACTCTCGATCTCCTTTCTGAGTTTCGGATCACCGCTATATTTCTTGTCGATCTTCTCCATAACGTCAGCACGGTCGAGATCAGTATCGAGATATTCGTCAACTTGTGTCTGAGCCTTGCCGATACGCAGCTCGTCGTCCGCCTGGCGCTTCAGGCCGGCATAAACATCTGGAGCCAGGTACTTCTTAGCCCATGGCTGCTTTAACGTCTCTGCGCGCCTCTCTGGATCTTGCGCCTCAACGTATCCTTTTGACAGGCTATCCCTGAATGAGTTGCGGATAGTTACCGAATCATCCGCATCGATATGGCCGAGGTCGGCGTGGGACTGAAGCAGATCAAGCGCTTGAGTGTTCGCATCTTCGATATCCCCAGATAGGATTGCGGCGTTACGCAGCGTCTCAAGACGCGTAGTGAGCTCTCCTCTCTCAAAATCCTTTTCCTTGCCCCATGCCAGGCCGCGCACTTTTTCCCGCGACAGCGCTATTTTTGGCCTGTACTTCTGGATAAACTCGTTGCGGAGCTGCTCATTCTCAATTGTAGCCGCCACCTCACCAAGCTTTGTCTCTGTATTCCCGGTGAATCTTTCGTCGAATGTCGCATAATCTGGGTCTTGATCATAAGCATTTGCTTCGGATATAAGGGCAACCGACATATCCGCGTTAGCTTTAGCTAATTGGTTACGTTTTTCCCGCTCTCCAATCTGGCTCGCAACGGCGGCAACATCCATTAATCCGGCGCCAATATTGGCGCCGACGCCTCTGACATCTATACGTCCATCGATAGACGGAATATCCCTTTTTAATGCTGCTGCTCCAGGTATCTTAGGCATTTAATGTAACCTATTGATTTTTATATGATGAATAGATTTTAGCCCCGCCGCCGAGGACTGTGCTTAACGCTCTCGTTTTTGAGGCCTTTCGCTTTACCCTTCCTTCGTATCTTGCGATGCCCGCCCCCGTCTTGCCCTCATAAAGAGCTGAAAGCGCACTGTATTCTGCTTGAGATTTAATTTTCGCAAGATGCTCGATCGCTCCGGGGTCTGTGGCCATGCCGCCGCCAGCAGCCATCGCCGCTCTTGCGGCCGATTCTACGATATCGCCTTCTCGTTTCGCCTCATAGGCGCGACGAGTGCCCGTGGCCATTTTAGTTTTAGCCTCAAACTCTTTACTCTCTTGCGCGGCTCTTCCTTCCTGCTCCTCTCCACGAGCACTAATCATGGTGGATACGGCCATCAAGCCCATAGTCAACGGATCAGCCATCGATAAACCCTCCCCTCATAATGCTCAAATCCAATATATTCAAGAAATCTAGCCGAGCTTTCTACATTCTCATCCGCAATAGAATAAATGGCCGAATTATATTGACCAAACATCTCTTTCATCATCTTGGCAGCCTTAATCATCGACTTCGGGTGCCTTCTTAATTCATCTGAAAACTTACTAAAAAATTGCAGTCTTGGCGTATGCATAACCCCAGCGATCCCTACAACCTTTCCGTCAATCTCTGCGGCGACTCCTCTAAATGAGGCGTCATACGATTTACCATTAAGAGCAAGAACGTCAGCCTTGTTCACTGGCCTTATTACCGGCCTCATCTTCTGCGTCATAAGTTAATGCCATTATCATACACGGGCCAGTTGCTCGCATGTAAATCCTCGGGTCTGCCTCGGTCTCACCATCAAACTCAAATGGGACTTCGCTGTAGTCTGTGATTGTAACAGTCGGATCAACGGTTGTCCCCTCTTCAATCAGTGGCAATTTCTTCAATAAGGCTTCTGTTGGGCCTACTGATAGGGATTCCGGAACATAATTCATCATGACCAAGCCAGTATCAATAATGCGCTTTTTTTCCGTCATTCCGGTGGTTTGCTGATATCCGCTTAGTTTGTTAGAGATATAGTCTGCAACATAAGGCAGCCCAACAATTACATTGGCCCACGACGATCCAACAGTTATTTGCCCGTCATAAACCGTAAATGCTCCTCTGTCTTGTCCGTCTGCCCACACCCCAACATCCTCATTCTCAAGATGAGATAGCCCGGCAATGACTGTTCCTGGAGATGTGTAGCGCTTAAAGCTGTCGAATGTCTCCGATATATTGCCTCCTTCAGAGTCTTTGAATTTGGCAAGCTTCTCAAGATACGTGCCACCAGTCCTCTCTACAACAAAATAGACTCGATCCTCGTCTGTCTCTGGAAGCACAATAACATCCTTCACACCCCCATCAATTACAAGGCGACTCCACCCCGAAACCTCTTCAGCGGCATCTACAGTATAAACTGCGACATCCCCATCGCTTAACACTGCAAATATACGAGTCTCTGGCTGCCTTGCTCTGGCCAGCCTAATAACTCCAGACGCTACAATTGACTGATTCAAAATAGTCGCATCAAGTGTAGAGAAAGCGTCTCTCTCAGCGAGATTCTGTAACGAATAAATTTTTACTCCGGAGCGCTGAACGAAATAGATTGTGCCGTCCACTTTGACAGGCTCAACATTGCCCGACCCCTGATCAGACCCGCTTTTAACGTTGGCGGTAGACGGGGTTAATGGCTCGCCAAAAGAGCTCGACCGAACGACGATCTCATCACCTGTGGTGCCGACGATAAGTTGTCCGGCGGCTTTCATCCACTTAACAGGATCGCTTGGCCCGAACCCGATTGTTCTCAGTATGGATGCCGAGTCTCCCTCAATGCTTCGGTCAAATGAGAAATATGCGTCTGATACCGATCCCCATATCTCTTCTGCGCCAGAGAACCATAGCCGCCCCTCTGTTAGCTCGACAGCGACCGGGTACTGTGATGCCGCAGACCATGAGCCCTGATACCAATCCAGTGTTGCGTTGGTATCGCCAAAATCCTGCAATATCTGTATCTCAACAGCGGTAGCAGAAGTGTATTTAGTTACTCGGGCAATGCCTTCAATCGATCCTGTTGCGTAATTGAGGTTCAGAGCAATAGTATCTGGCAGCGGATTATCTCCGGCTTTAACAAATAGTCTGTAAAAGAAGATTGAATTGTCGAATCCATCATTGTAAGCCTTGCTTGTGGTGGTGGTGTACGTTTCAACGTCATCCCACGAGCTGTCATCGGCAGATCTCTGAAGAGTCACCGTTGATGTGGTCATGCCTGACGCGGAGACTGTGAACGCCCTAGTTCCGCCAACACCGGTAACCAATATCGATGATGTTCCTGCACCGGTATCGACCGATACACTAGCTGCTACCTGTTGGCCAACGGATGCCGCCTTAAATAATGTGCCAACATGATCGGCATCAAAGAAGTCCTCTGATGCCGTTAGCGTGGTATCCCCACTGAGAGCGCCCGGATTAAGGGTGACATTAGTTGTGTTAATGATATCAAATGGGCCATCATCACTTCGATAATCAATAACAGACCATGATTTATCTCCGCGATGCTCGACCTGGAATTGCTTGCCGCCATCATGCGCACAGAATACGACATCACCAGACTGCACTGTTCTAAGCGATTGCAGTGATGCGGACATTAGCGGAGTCCCTATTGAAAGATTCGCGGCACCATCAAATGAGATTGAATTGATTAATGCGCGATACTTCTTTGAATTCTTGAAGGTGATGGTGATATTTGCACCGGGAGAGAACGTCAGCACATGTTCACCAGGCTTTAACGTCCCTCTGAATATGTCATAAGTCCCGACTCCAGATGTGCCAATCTGCACCTCTACAGGAGCTCGATCGATAACCACCCTCATGAAGTGCTCAGAACCAGTATCGGTTGCGCCTATAGTCTGATATGAAACAGCATTATCAGAACCGTCTCCGGTGAGGGCAAGCGCACCATCTCCGCCGCCATAGTCATACCACGCCGTAGTAGCGGTGCCACCCGATGCGTCAGTCCATGAAGCAATGTCAGCAGTAAAGTCTCCATTAACAAAGGCTGATGTGACGGCGGTTGATTTGATTATCGTGTCGTTGACAATGAATTCCAGCGTTTCATTGTAGAAATCCAAGTTCGCAACATCGTCAACAGCCTTAATGAACTCTACTTGGCGATGATCGTATGATCCATTTAGCTCGCCGATATATTCCATACCAGGGCGATACATCATTGGGCCAAGTCGAGTAGGAATAAAGTTACGCATCAATGATGCTGAATTATTTACCCGCTTCAGATCTTCCCTGGCAAGGGCTCGCTGATCTACTTCGCCACGGTTAAAATGGTTTACGACTCCGCGAGCCATTAGCCTAGGGTTCCATTAAGGTCTGCCACGATAACCCCCTTTGAAGCGAGAGCTTGTCCACTTACCTCCGGCAAGCTTACGAGGTGGTGCGGCCATGGCATCATTAGACATGGCCTTGCTCTCCCGGTCTTCATGCTCAGCCATTGCGTTCTCGATGTTTGCGCCTTCACCTTTCAGGCTTGGAGCGGCATCTTTAGCCATCTTCGCCGCAACCAGTCGCCTGAAGAATGTAGGCCAGTTTGCCGGGGTGTTTAGCCATGAGCTGCTGATATAAGAGACAATAATCTCATCTTCATCAGTGAAGAAATATTTACCCTCGTCCTGATATAGCTTGAGAGGTTGTTGCATGTACTCATCGTAGAACAGGCCGACAATGCGATACAGATCAGATGGCTTCGCATGTGCACGGGTATATCCCCATGCTGGTTCAACAGATGGATCAAAGAAACTTTGAGTCGATGTGACGGCGAATGTCCACCCGGTATCTTCCAGCAGATCCTTGACTATTCCAGCATCAAGCGCCCGGTCAAGTTTGGTTCTGCGATTCGAATCGTCGTTATTCTGAGTGATCTCATCCAGCCCCATGATAAGCAGCGCGTCATTGTAGATGAGCCGCCAATCATTGGTTAGAGTATTGGTGGTTACTGATGAGCGCTTGGCCGGCTCCCTTTCGAGATCCAGTTGTTTGGATACCTCAACCCGATCGGTAAATAACTCATCAATCGTCTCGTATTGGCTTGGAGCCAGCTTAATGCTGATTTCCCTGCCCAAGTACGCTGAAACAACGCGAGCAAAGGAATTAGACCAATTGGCGAAGGATGCTACGTGATCATCTGAAATGTATCGGACATAAATCGTGGTGAAATCGCATGTAAGCGTATTCCCCTCAATGATGTACCGTGATATTTCCTGATCGAGAAGTGCGTCACTATAGACCCCAACAATGGTGTTGTAGTCAGAAGGAAGCGTGAAATCATTACCCAGATCATGAACTGGGTTGGCGGTGGAAGATGTAAGTTTTGCAGTCTTCCTAGAAAAGACAGGCTTTACAACCTCAAGACAATATTCGATCGCCCCGAGGTCATAAGCGCCATCAAGAAGATGTCGAGGCTCACGGTCTTCCGTGAGGCTCTGCAGCCTACGCTGGCCAATTAATAAAAGCGCATTATTGTATAGCGACAGTTTATCAATGGCCATTTACTTATCCTCGTAGCGCTTTCTTGTAGTCTTCCATCTCACGCATCGCCTCAAGCTGGGTGGCAATGCCTTCTTTAATCACGGTGCCATCAGATTTCTTCATCACGCACCATTTCTTTGGTCCACGAAGTTTAATCTCATAGTCACTGGTGATATCCCCCATTTTATCGGCATCAACCTGATCAAGCTTATGCATGGCATAAATCTTAATCTTGACGGTAGAGCCTTGGGAGAACGTGCAGACCCCGTATGCAACGAATGACATATCATCGGCAAGACAACGGACTTCAGTGCCCATAGTCATTTTGCCGGCGATATTCACCCACAATGCGGGATCCTCTAATTCTTCGGTAGATAGTTTACCGGAAACACTCGCATCTAACCGTGTGACGCGATGTTCAAATAGCCCAACATCAGCAGGGCGCAAGGGATCAACTTTAATATTTTCGGCTGTAGAAGCCATAGTGTTTTCTCCTTTAGTTCCAAAAAGGACCCGCCCCGGTTAAGGGGCGAGCCAAGACGGTTTTCGTTTACGTGGTGAATGGAGTTGATGGTGTCGCAGTACAAGACTGGACTCCAGATACTTTCCACAAGTTTGCAGCGATACACTCAACAGTGAGCAGGCTACCAATCAGGCCGCCAGTAGTGGTCGCATTGGCCGAGAAGCCCAGATGAGTTGAACCGTTAGCAAAGTGCCACTCGTCAGTTGCAGCTCCCTCGACAGCACCTGAAACAGCACCAACCAGAAAGTCACCAGCAGTATCTGTATTACACAGCACCGCATAGGCATTTGACGTTAGATCCACAGTGGTCAGGAACTCATACTTCATGCCGGTAACGCCGACAGGGAGTGTGAATGCTTGGCCGGCTGTAGCGTCCATCAGGAACAAATCGCCAGACTCGGAAGCCTGAAGATCTCGTGTTGCTGCAGATGAAGCGTGAACCTGGCGACCAGATGCGCCGGAAGATAGGTCAATAACACCAGCTTTAATGGTGATACCAGTACCAACCGCAGTTGCAACAATCAGGCCGGGAGTGATAACCAGAGTACCACCACCTGAAATATCAGCATCACCAGTGGTGAGTCGATACTCATTGCCATCAGGATCATTATCGAAAGTGATAATGCCGCCGACCACGAAGTCACCCGTACCTTCACTTTGCAGTGCGATAGAGGTTTCACCGATAGGCTCAATGGCGCTACACAACGCACCTTCCGCAGAACCACCAGAGGCGGCGGCTAGGGCGACGAGCATTGTGGTCACGTTGTCAGTAGTGTCCATATGAACAACTACATCAAGAGGTTTCAGGGCGAGATCAACTGCGTTCGAAACATAGTTCGTTACAGCAACTTCGTCCATCGAATCCCCATCTTTGTATACAAACAGGTCACCGCCAAGAGCGCCGACACTTTGAGATACAAGGCGAGGAGGGTTATTTACTGAATAAGTCATTTAACTATTCCCCCGATTAAGACAGTGCAGAGTCGTCGTGAATCATCTTCACTACGCCGCTGTTCTGTAAAAGTTTAGAGCCCATGTAGGTAGAACAGCGAGCCCAAGACTTATCATTCTTGTCGTCGTAACCGACGAAAGTTTGAATAGACTCAGTATCACATGCGTGACCAACTGCCGCTTTAGCGTACATGAAGCATGAAGCGCTGGAAGTACCAACACCAGGAAGGCCTGCGTCAACAATCCAGTTAACGCCATACCAGTTGAAGGCCATCGATTTGCTTACGTTCTCGAAAGGCTTCAGGTTGACGTAATCGGCTGAACTGAATTGAGCAAGACTTATCAGATAGCCGTGGAATGCTGGAGTGATCAGAGCGAATGGCTCTTCATCAGCAGCAAACGCATTGCCGAGCTTGGTCTTCGCCTTTGAAACAAGGAGGAGAGTTGCAACAGCAGCTACACCCCAGGTTACTGTGGCAGAAATCAGCGAAGCATGAATGTCGGTATCAATCTTTCGATTAACAACAGCCATGGAGGTCTCTTGCATGATGCGGCGACCATCACCTTGAGACGCAAACAGGTTAAAGTTTGTACGCTCAGGAACGTCATGCCACTCTTTCAGAGTCGCTGTGAATTGGTTGAGATTGTCGGGGCGGGTAGGAATGTCTCCATTTACGCCACGGGTAACTGCAGATGCACCGCCAGAGTCTGCCACCAGGAATACTGCTTCGTTACCGTTAATTTCGGTCTCGGTTGTTACAGTACGACGAGCAAGCGATTGGCGCTTCTCGAATCCGGCGATAAACTCCTTTCTGTACATTGTTTGAAAAGCTGTATCACTCATCAGAATGTCCTCAAAAAATATAATATAGAACCTGGCTATGCCAGATCACCAATACCTACTTCGAGTTAGCCATCTGATGGTTGATTGCGGGTTAGCCTTGATAGGGGCCGCTTCGCCGTCTTCCGGGGTCTTATTTCGGTTGCCTAAGTATAAGAGCATGCAGAATAAGATGTCAACACCGCATGCGATCATGAAAATGGTACGCAGGGTGGGACTCGAACCCACAAAGACCCAGATTCTAAATCTGGTAGCTGTGCCAATTTACATTAGTCACCCGCGCATTGTCTGGTGCTCCCCCTCAGAGTCGAACTGAGAAACACAGAATTTTAAGTTCTGTGGCTGTTGCCAATTAGCCTAGAGGAGCAAAATATAAATAGGTCTGGATGGCTGGATTTGAACCAGCGACCGCCTGCTTCCAAAGCAGCTACTCTACCAAGCTGAGCTACACCCAGCCTATTTATACTCATAAAAAAACCCCCAAATCTTTCGATGTGGAGGCTTCTTATTGCTTACTTTATTATCTACGCAATTAGACCTCCAATCTCTTGGGTGGGAGTAACGATAGATAACTTGGGCAAATAAATTTCATGCGCTCAATATAGTCTTTGATATTATCAATGTCAAATATTATGCCGCTGTAACTACCCCTTGATATTAATCAGCGGCTTAACGTGGTGAAGAACGTCGATCAAATCAGATTGCAGACGCATCACCTCGAATATATCCTTGTAGGCCATTGGCGACTCATCAAGAGTGCTATCCTCCACCTTTGCAGTAATGCCCTTCATAGTAGAAACAAAATCAGCAGTATCAAGTGTCTCTTTCGCCTTCTTGCGCCCCAATACGCGGCCAGCCCCATGAGAGCTTGAATATAATGAATCTGGATTACCCTTGCCCGATACAATAAATGAGCCATCGCGCATATTTCCAGGAATCACGCCAACCATTCCAGCCTCTGCGTGCGTAGCTCCTTTGCGGTGAATCCATAGTCCGTCTTTTTCGGTAGCGTGGTTATGGTTACGGTTGATCAACTCCGACATATCCAGCTCATAGCAAGAAATATCAAGCGCCTCGGTAATTGCGTTTACAGTTCGAGCCATCATCTCTTTTCTGTTTGCTAATGCAAAATCAAGACACCAGTTGAGATCATCGATGTAATCAATGCCATTCTTAGAATCTACAGCAAAACCATAATGACCCTCTTTAGGCCTAAGCTTTCCTTGTTTCTTCGCCACATATCGAGCCTTGTGCTCATCGTATTGATCTGGATTATGTTTCAGCATAGCCGTATGAGTGGCATCGAACTCAGCCTCAAGCTCAGCAGGGTCACTAGATGCAACTGTCATATAATGTGACGCTATGCCGTGACCAACCCCGCGAGACCCTGAATGTATAACCACCCAAACCTCATTGTTTTCATCATATCCAATCTCAATGAAGTGGTTTCCACCGCCCAAAGATCCGAGTGCTCTGCCATGTTTTTTTAATTCCGCGATCTCCTTCCCTTTGCCAGTCAGGCCGTCGAGGCTATATTCAACGCTCTTCTGGTTTACATTAAACCCAACGGGGATGTATTTGTAGATCAGGTCAAAAATATCTCGGCCATTTTCTTTCACGGCATCAATATCGATACCATCCAAGCGTAAGGCGCACATTCCACACCCAATATCGTACCCCACCCATGCAGGTACAACTATGCCATCAGTTGCTACAACAGCCCCAATTGGTAAAGAATATCCAGTGTGTGCATCAGGCATTAATGCGCCGGCCACAGAGAAATCCTGAGCCATTGCGCCCTCAAATTGCTCCAAAGCTGTTGACTCCAATCTCTCTGCGTAAATTTTGACCTTCTTTTCCATTGCCATCTCCAAAATAGAAAACCCCTCTACTCTCCTGGGTGAGACTTCCGGTAGCGGAACCAAGGGATAAGAAGGGTTTTGTATAAAGTCTACCTGTTATGAGTCTCACGTCATGACTGTGAATGTAGTCTTTGATAGTGGTTCTGTCAATAAAAAAGCCCCGCATCTAATGCAGGGCTTTCTTGATGTTGTGTTTCTACTATAGGTTATGACGTTTTACTAATGCCAGTGGTGCCACCTCTATGGACACCACCAGAACCTGCGCCGATATCTGCATACATGCAATCTTCAATCTGATTCTTGCAAGCCATTCCGCTAATCGCGGCAACCGCTCCCGATACCGGGTGCTCAAAATTGTAGTTCTTGGCCGCAGTAGTCTCTTTGCCTTCGCTGATTGTCTCAGCCTTAGCACTGGATCCAGGTCCCGGGCTTACCTCTGCAACATACGCCGGCACAACCATGCTTGGCTCTGCCTGGGCCGTAAAAGGGAACGCAAATGCAAACATGCAAATAATCGCAATGAAATATCTCTTCACGATGTCTTCCTCCTTTGTTGATTAAAAGATTGCCGCGCTGGACTGACCTTTGCGCGGTCTTGAATGCTTGGTGCCAAATACTGAGGATTTGCCGTCACACAGCAAAAGCAGAGCAATAACGAAATAACCATAACACACTAATAAAAAACCCGCCACATAGACGGGTCTTGGATGTTGTCACCGGGATATTGCTCAGTCTTCCGGCGCCAACTTGAAATAGATCCAGCTATTGAAGATAGCCACGGTATCGCTTCCGCTCTTGAACGCCACAGTCATATCATCAATCATCTTGGCCTCTTCAGCCTTTACTGTAATAATTTCTCCGAAAGAATCCTTCACTACCCAATTCTTTGTTTCAGCCATGATGTTCTCCAGCCATTGCATGAACCACGCCACGGAACAGATGATCCTTGGCCTGCTGGGCTTTTGGTAGTTTGTTGAACGGCTTAAAGCATGGGTGAGTCTTTTTCTCTTCATCCTTCTTTTTGCCGTACTTCCAGCCATCAGCCTTTTTCATTTCCAGCCAGCTCTCATGAGAGGCCTCTGGACCAGCGTCTGGATTGTCGAGATGGAACTGCACGCCTGCCATAGCAGATTCTTTCTGCCAATCAGGCGCTTCATCCCACGGAACCTGACTGTCGTCACCGATAGCCTCACAATATGCACGATTAACTTCATGAGCAACCATGGCTGTCACTGCAATAAGATCATCAGGATCATCAGATTCTACATTGGCCGGCTCAGCACCACGATCAGCATACTTCGCATCAAAATGAAGCTCTGTCATGATGGAAATACCGTCATCAGGGTGATCGACATAGACATCGCCTGGTCGCGGATTGAACTTAGCAATCAGCTCAAGAGTCACGTTGATGGTGTTGCCATCGGTGTCAGTGATAGCTTGGCCTAAGATTGATTGGATTTGTGCCGCTTTCACGGGCTTTTTTAACATGTATTGGTTCACGTTGTTTTTCCTCTTAATTTGCTATTGAAATTACTGAGCCTGCATACCTTCTTTTGCAGTAATCAGGTCTTGGTAGCGCTTCTGGGCATCCTTATCCTTATACCACTCAGGCGTACCCATGCGATCCTCAAGCGTCTTAATCTCATCATTCATGGATTGCATCGGATTATTAGAGTTTGGCACCACAGTAGCAGATGGATTGATCTTACGGGCCCATTCGGACATGGCCACCATAATCTCAGGGCTATTGAACATCGCCTTGCCATCAGCCATACGGGCATCGCCAAACGCCTCTTTGATTGTCTCAGGCAAGGTATTGACTAGACCCTTAACCATATTCAGGTTGGTCTCGAAGTCACCGCCCCAAACATCTTTTAGCTGGCGATCTGCGGTCTGTTTGTCAACGCCATCTTGGCTGATACGGGCATCCATCTCTGCCTGACGACCCTGCATCATGGTATTTGTCAGAGTATTCAGCACCTCAGCAGGGACATTATTCTCGTGAGCGGCCTTGTAAACCTCGCCCATAATACGCTCATCGCCCTCACCCAGTACCAGCCCCTCGTCGAGATTTAGTTGATAATCCTCTGGGGTTGCCGGGATGCCATTGGCTTCACGGTACTCAGCTACCTGTTCATCGGTAGGATTCTCTGGTAAGCCGGCATCCATCTGGCCGCTGCGAATCTTATCTTGGGCCTCGAAGTAGTTCTTCCCGAGAACGCCGAAATCAGATACACGCTCGAGCTGTTTGACACGCTTATCGAAGTCTTCAGTACCTTCTTCGATACCCATGGCCTTGACGGCCTGGGTGCGCCAATCATCCGGCATTGACTGAAAATGATTTGCTACAGGAGCTGGGCCGCCGGTAGGGGCTGGGTCTCCAGATGGAGCCGGGGCTGATGGGGAGGGTTCTGCGGGGGATGGATCAGATGGTGAAGGATCGGCCGGAGCAGGATCTGCTGGCGCCGGATCATTTCCGCCGCCTCCACCGCCGCCTCCACCATCGGGATCGTCCGCCATATGAATATGTAAAAGCTTTTTAAGATTGAGTATTTTCACCGTCATGCTCCTCTTCTTGTAGTTTCCCTATCGGGATATTTAAATATTTTAGTATTTTCTGGCCAACGAATGCGCGGCCATTCATGAAAACAGTTTGATCGGCGGCTCCTGGTATGAACAACATATCATGCGATCGGCTGAACACATTGATGATCACCTTCAGCGCTAGTCTCTGCTGATATTCGGAGGCATCACCTCTTTGAAGCGCCTTGATTGCCTGATGCTCTTCCTTATCAAGCTCCCTGCATTGAAAGCACTCTTCGCTACGCTTGCTGCTCAACGCCTGCCTCCGCTGCCATAGCCGCCATTTCCATCAATTGCGCCTGTTGTTTTTGTTTCTGCACGTCTTCAGGGAGATTCTTCCATCTCTCTGGTGCGCCTGAACCAGTTATTGCATCACGCAGCGCCTCATCGACGTTCACATTCATGCCAGCATTCGTGTCGAGCTCTCTGGCCTGCTGAGTCATCTGGACAACTTGCTGGAACTGCGTTGTCATTTTCTCTTCTTCGGTCGCGCTCAATGGAGATTTGAATTTGAATACAACGTCTTTACCAAGAAGTGACTCAGGAATATCTTGAGGCGACCCGAGGAACCCGGCATTGAGCGCGATATCGAAAGCCAACTCACACAATTGGCCATTGTATTCTGACTCGATCGGGGCGAATAACGGCATGTTCTGGCGTCGATACTGCTTCATTCGCTCAGAGACCTCGTATGCTGTCATCTCGCGACTAGTATCGGGTAGGCTTAGCTTGTTCACATAGAAGGCATTGCGAAGAGTCTCAATCTGAGCCTCTTTCATCTCCAGCCCGATAGGGAATCCGCCGCGATCCTGCGCTAATGGACGAAGCGCAGCACCTAATTTCTCATCATATTCATCGTCAACCCATGTGATGCCGTCTGCGGACAGATCAACATCTCCACGGATAACTTTCTGGGTAGCAATAATGGGTGGTCGAGTATATCTCTCGGCTGCCTCGAGTAGCGTGTGCTGCATCTGCTGGAGAGATCGAGCATCGGGAAGCCCGACAACCGTGGCCGGAGAGTATGCAAATTGAGAGCCTGGTATTGTTTTGAAGCGTGGTACCACGTACATATTGTGATTCATGCCCATTTCTTCCATGATTTTATCGTTCTTTATGTCGATGAAGATTGACACATATTCATGGACATCGGTAATCTCGTCTTTGCCGTACATTCTTGATGGGATGACTATATGGCGAACTTCGCCTTTTTTCATGGCATCAGCTCCCACGGCCTTAGCTACATCTTCGTGAACATTATCCTTACCGAAATAATCAACCATGTCTTTGTAAGTTGGAGTCCATTTACGGATAACGCCGCCGACACTGCCATCTTCGCCGTCGAACCAAGTACAGTCTCTCAGGTGCCAGCAACGGAACAGCAGTCCGTCTGCTTTACGATTAAGTTCAATTGAGATAACGCAGTCGCCGAAGGTGATGAAATCATGATCACCCTCCTTAGTTGCCCGCACAAAGTTAGAGCCACGGTCATCGAATAACGCCTTGAGCCGCTTGGATGCCCATTGTAGCCACATGGCTCCGAGCTGATCTGGCTCGCCATCAACGCCGACCTCAAACCAATCTCCATCGCGCATCATCGCGCTCAGAGAATCACCGAGATCTCGACGAACCAGGACTGGATATGACTCAACAAGAAGATCTGATAACTCGATACCGACATTGCGACGAACCGTGAAGTCTGCTCGTTCAGGGTAGAAGTGATCTGCCAGCGTCTGGTAAAGCGCCATCATCGGCTGGTGATCGGTGATTAGGGTTGATGCCAGACTCTTTAGCTGAGCTATATCAAGCATGATCTTTACCCTAGTTTGCTTTCGTCGCCGGTAAGCATTGTGCCTGCTCGCCCAGCCTTTGCATATCTGCGCTTGAGCGCACGCTCGGCACTTATCCTGCTTTTAATCCCTTCTGGAGCTGGAGTTGGCGCAGCCACCGCTTCCGGTATTTTCGGGGCTTCCGGCTTTTTGGCGAGAGTGCCTAGCATTGACATCCCCGCAAAATCTTTTATTGCATCCACTTTAATATCTCCTACGGTTACCTTCATATCGTGAAGCCGACCGCTGCTGTCTGTTGACTTTGGGCGGCGACCATGACTCCTCAGCCTTAGACTTTGGGATCACCATTAGCATCATAACCGAATCTGCCATATTTGGCGAGTCTATGCCAAGCTTCTTCATATCCTCTTTAGACATGATTTGCATCATCCTGGAGGCGTTCGGTTTGCTAGGTATCCCACATATCTCTGACCTTAACAAGCTCAGCTTTGGGATTTTAGATGAAAAGCTGATTAGCTCATCCTTATCATGAAGATCTTTCTTTTTCACCATTTGATACGTTTTATAAATGCGATCTCTCAGCCTGATGTAATATTGAGCCCTTCTATTTCTAAATACGTCTTGATTCTGTTGACCTTCCTCCTTCTTCGATTTGCCGTCATATGGCTGCTCAGGGTCTTCTGGCGAATAGCTCCCCTTAAATATAACCAGTTCCGTGTTTGTTCCTTCGAATGACTCCCTCGCCTGCTTTTTTAGTGCTATGCCAAGACCGTCACAATCCCACGTAAACACATCGGTTTTCACGTCTTCGCAGAAATCTAGCGCCCAATCCATCCCCTCATTGGAATCTCCAGTATCGTTCTCATCAGCATGAGTTATTAATATGCCGTGACGTCTAGCCAACCCCTTAGAGTCGTTGCCTTCATCGGAAGGATCGTGAGCAACTATTGCGGCCCCCCTCGGCTTTATGCCAAGCTCTATATGGGCATCAACGCAGGCATCAAACCACTCCTGCCTAATGATTGCTCGTTCAACATTATCGTTGTAGGCAGACTCCCAGATATTATCGTACTCAGCCCTATCCAAGTTCTCGTAATCATCAGCCCTTTCCTGTTCCAGCTCTGGAGGGAACCATGGATTATCTCGCCAGTTGACCTCGACGACCATAATCATGTCGTCTTCGTAGTAACCGGTTGTGGCCAAGGCTTTCTCCGCCCTCTTGAGATACTTCTTCGCTATAGCCCCATTAACGGAACCTCGATTCATAGTAATCCATATCTCAGGCGGGTCTTCGTCGTTCTCGTTTGCGGCAGCACTTGAGCGAATTGATGGAGTCAGCACTTTTAGACTGGCGTCGCCGACAGACTCGCCCTCTTCTATCCAAAGTCTTTTAACTCCAGCGAGCGACTTCAATGAAGTTATGTTCCTGGCCAAGCCTTTGTAGAACAACTCGCCGCCAGCAGCAGACATGATTTCATTGTTTTGGACGGTGAAGCCCTCTACGCCAAGCCGGTCGATCTCCTGCTTCAGGCTCTCATGAACAGAGTCATCGATTGAGTTTTGGAATTCACGGGAACAGCAGACACGCTCACCGCTATCAGTGAACATCAGCATGATATCGCCAACACCGATTGATTTGGCGGAGCCTCGACCGCCTACAACTATCTTGATTCGCTTCGGCTTAGTGAGTAGCCAAGCAATCTTGTCGACTATACGGAGATCTATCTCAGCCATTTTTCTTTGTGGTTACCGGATTGACAGTCCAATTATTCAGAGTCTTACCGTTACTAGTGACATCAACTTTCTCTTTGAATGCCTGCACATCAACATGCTTGCCGACGATCTCCAGCGATTTATTAGCCCCGGGAGCGTCAAACGTGAACGCTGGCACCATATCTCCTTCAGGTGTATCCACGTATACCTGTTCACCTTTACGGTCCAGCACAGGACTTGCCTGCATGCATCTCTCGTGTACGGCAACGGCCTGCCTAAGAACCCATTCGGCATCGATATCGCACTTATCGGCAATCTCTTTGCTTTTCATTCGTAAATAAGAATCAATCTCAGGTTTTCTCAGCAGCTTAGCGCCCTCAGTTTCAGCCGTTCTTTCTTTGACTCTGGGATGCACTCGCATATAAGAACGCTTCGCATTGCCACGAACTTCTTTATCTCCCCCTCGGTACAGGTCGGCAAACTCGCGCTCCTTGTGATTAAGCCCATAATCGTCGAGTTCTACTGGCTTGACGGCCCTCTTCTTGATAGGAGCCTTCTTCTCCACAACTCTCTTCTTAGTCACAGCCTTCTTTACCGAGGCTTTTTTGACTGATTTCTTTTTAACCGTCATATCGATACCTGCTAACTATTCTCACCCAACCGCTCTTTCACGGCCGCCTCTAGACTGCCAATCCCATCCGGGCCAGAAGCTACGGCCTCAATAACTGCAAAAAATATCTCTTCCTCTGTGCTTCCGTTTTCCCTCATTAAGTTGTTCACATTTCGCACGGATTCACAAGTATCGCCGATACATGGCGGATGCACCAATTCTGGCATTACCTCCATCTCACAGATGAGCTTTCCAAAAGTATCGCTTCCGATATCTGCCGGATTTCTCTTTTTCCCGGACCACGGGTTATATAGCCATGCCATTAAGCCGTGATATGCCCTGTACTGCGACGCATCAGATGGATATGGCTTTTCATCGCCAGTTGCTGGGTCAAACTTCATTAGCACATTCATGAATTCAGCTCCTTCCAGCATTGTCGCCATGATTCCTTAATAGTCGCTTTGCCGTTTTCTGCTGCGCATAGTAGATTCCACCCGATATAATCCAATGGAACCAGTATCAGTATTAATGGGGCTTTGATTATCTTCATAATCATGAGTTAAGCACCCTATTGTGAGAAGGAAGGATAATCTGACTCCCCTGTCTATCAGCAAGCTTCATGGCCTTTTCTGCAATGGCCTGAGCCAGTTCCACGGCCTGCTGTGGGTTGAGCTGTAGCCAGGTTACCTCCTTCTCGAACTGGATGATTACGTTTCCGTCTGAGATATCTACCCCGATTCCTACTTGCTTGCCCATTATTCCTTCCCCTGCTTGTGGATATATAAAGCAATCATACATCCAGTGTAAGCCGCCGAAATATTAAGAACAAACATTAAAATCATACTTGGTTCACTTTCACACATAACCGTCACCTATATTATTTATTTTGATATTGTTGTTGTGGCCTTGCGCATATTTATCGCTGTGGCCTGCCGTTTAGCGGCTTTTTCTGTTCTGAATCCACCGCCATCTACAGCGGTGCCAGATTTATTCGTCATAATGCCACCATCGGGCTCAACTACCCGGTACTTATCGCCCTGCTTCTTCACGCTTGCTGGCATTATGGCGCCCTCAGTCGCTGCAAAATCATATCCAACTTCCTGTCCTGACCATTCAGTTTATCGTTGAGCTCTTTCATCCCATCGTCCAGCGCCTCGACATCCTTCTGGATGTACTCAACATCCTTGTCAGTTAGCGCCTGCTTGGTCTGAACTTGTTTTAGGCCATCTATGTCGGCACTGTTCTCGATAATCTGGTAGCCGTACACAGCGCCCGTGGAAACCACCATGAAGATAAACATGATCGCCGGCCACCATTGGAGATATCGTTTTGCTATTTCAGGCATATTCTTCCCCGCTGTTTGCCGCTGCGCCCATATTCCACTGCGGATTAACTTGTTTCGATACCCGGCGAATCTCATTAACTAAGGCGATCGCCTGGGTGAGTGTCTCTATCACGGTGATGGCGCCTTTGAAATCACGGTGAAAATCAACCTGCTTTGGGGTGAATTGTCGATCACTCAGGACTTTGCTCCCATCCTTTATCTCTGCCAGCACGGTGACACCGCCATATCCAACAACCGTATCGGTAAAGCCATCGTGGGCAGAGCTAGTGATTATCACTGAGGCGCCCATGTCCCGCATGACTTTCACGAGATCCGACTGGTTCGCGTCAACCTTAGCTGCACGCCTACCCATCGAACCATCCATATTGATCGCACAGATTAATTATTCTCTGGTTTTCGGCGTGTATCTGTAGGCACATTATGTAATATGGGATAGACATTATCTATGCTTTAGGTGCGGGGGAGTAAGAGCCCGGTCACCAAACCACCAAGTAATCGCCGCCGAGGTAGCGAATACCACTGAATAGATTGCATAGCGCAAGATCTCGGTAGTCTCGCTTGCAGAGATGACGCCCCTCAAGTCTCCGTTAAGCAGAGAGTGGATGATATACATGGTGCATCCGACCAGCGCCGTAGTCAGGAATGGCCTGAATAACGCCTTAATGTCTGATGCCCAGCCGCTACTTGGCTTGGTCGCCATATCTGCCCGAATGCTTTCATTAAGTCCTGACCAAGATCCTTTCGATGATGTGATGGCAATCTCGTTCTCAGTCTCTGCTTGCGCCACCTGCATTTGCTTATCGAGGAGGAGTGACTCATGGGCCCACTCTTTTTCCTGCCATAAGCGATCGGCCTTGGCCTGTTTCATTTTGGCCCATACCCCGATACCGGACCCAATGAGCCCGAAGATTCCGCCACTCGCCACACTTGCTCCAGCGCCCAGTAGCTCCATTAGAGATTCCATAATTGCCTCCCGGCTTTTGAGGCCCACCAGCGATGGCGACCCATATCAACGTGTAAAAATGTTCCGTAGTATCCAATACCCATAAACCCGGCCTCAATGCAGGCATCTCTCAGCTCAATGCGATCATGGCCTTTCAAACTAATATCAACAGCGATCTTCTTGTGCTCGCTCAATGGTGCGCCGCCAATATGTTTGCTCGCGTTATAGAGCCAGCAACGGTGAGCACTGTTAATGTGAACAGCTTTTCCAATCTTGGTTCTCACGAACTGGATCGCATCCAGGAACGAGGGGTTATGGTAATACTCCCCGCAATGTGGACAAGAAAGCTCCTTTGAAGTGAAGTTCGGCCAGCGATCCATATCCCATGGCGACTGGCTGTAATGTAAATACATCATTTATGGAGTATAGCCAATATGTTGATTTTTGGCTATTGCATTAGCTCACAGCGTAAATCCGCTAAAATACCATGTGGCTAGAAGCGCACCTATTACTACGCCTACAGAAAACCCATAACCAAATGCCGACTCTGCTATCTCTCTTCCTGCGTTATTGCCCATTATTTTTCTCCTGTTTTTAGGTTGCGGATATCTTCTTGTAAATCCTTAATTACATCGTCGCAATCAACTTCGCCAATACAATTACAATTAAGTTCCTGAGCACACTCCTCTATCGCTTCATCCCTTATCTGTGCTTTGAGGGTATCGAGGGATTGGGCTGGTTCCTGTAATCCATCCATAGCATAAATAACCATATCATAGGCGTCTTCACCTTCACGACCGGGATGCTCTACGATACAAGATAAAGTATTGCGCAACCTCTCCACATGCGCTGCAAGCTGGTCACGCTCATTCATAACTCCAATACTTTCAACGGTTAACAGTTCCAGCATGGATTCGGCATCGTGGGAGTTATCCGCCTCATCTTGCTTAATGCTCCCCCCCTTACGCTTAATAAAATCTTCTCTGCTAGTGTACCGATGCTTTCCTTTACTCATTTCGCTTTCTCCCAAATCTCATCAGGGATAGTATCGCCCCATTTAGAAGCAATAACAGCTTTGCAGATTGCTTCGGCAGAGGTTGAGCCCCAGTATTCCACAGGGTTCACATGCCCGTCTCCGTAATATTCAGCACACCATTTACCATGTGACTCTGGAGATACTGCAACCCCAAACTTCTCAATCAACTCATACGTCTGAGCATTGCCGGAGGATGGGTCGTACTTAATAGGCGGGGTTCCCCCAAAACCTCCAAGGATGATGTATCCATCTTGCTTCCAGTCATCACCTAGTTGTAAATCAGGCTGTGCCAATGCCACAAGTGCATCAAGTGTGGCTCCTGCTTTCAGTTCAGATATTTTCATCACTTTCCTCCGAAGAATGGCTGCATTTTAATTGTGTCAATAGCCATATCTTTAATTAAAATCTCTTTGCCTGTAATGAGGTCCACAGCATATACCGGCCTACCTGTGTACGTGCTGGTTATTAGTACACCATCTCTGTCTTTCATCACCCACTCTCCTCATTAAACTGCAACTCCCGCTCAAGATACACTATCTCACGAGCAAACCTTAAAGATCGCTGCTGCTCATCCCCTATAACAGCCTCCAGGATACGTAGGGCTTCCTCTCCCGCTTCTTTCGGGCATTTATCCTTTACGTGTACGGCATACTTCATCAAAGCCGTTAGGATGCACTTCTTGGCGGTTTCAGCGTTCATTGGTTTGTCTCCACATTCATTCTGGTTAATGCCTGTTATGCGCTCTTAACACAATCTTCACAGATATAGTTTCCTTCTGTTTCTTCTTGCAGCTCTTTGGGAAGATCTTTAACTTTCTTCACATTCAGCTCATATATGTGCATCGAAAAACAATCACTCGAAAACCATGGGAATTGCAAAACCTTGTAAATTCCTGGCTCCATTTCTTGATCTTCTGCCAAGGCATTCGTAAGCGCGATGTGCTCCTGATTTCCTTCCTTTTCAACGAACTCAGAACACAATGGACAGGCATATCTATAATGCTCGTCATAGCAATTATCACAAATGATGTCTCCATCATTGTCTTTTTGCGGACTTTCTTTTTCTTCATCGTCCAAATGCTCTTCACACCATGCGCATAACAAATCACCCGTGTGGACTTGCTTCTCATCATCAATGCTCATCACTCCACCCCTTGGAACGTATGCCCCATAGCCATATCAACCGCTTTGATCGATACATTTAACAACCTGGCAACCCTGTTTCTATCTCCGCATTTAATAACCAGCTCGCGGATCTCTTTGATCTCTTTGGGGGTTAGTTCGTGAAAGTGTTTCTTTTTAGCCATTACTCCACCTCTTTGAATGATTCACTGTCGGTCATTATGCGGTCTCGGTCTTTTCGTTAAACCATTTCTCGATCGACGCTCTTGCATCTGCTGGGCATGGTTTGTCCCGCTCATACATAGACACATAACTAGGCATCGTTCTGCATTCGTTGGCAACCTGAACTTGAGTGAGTCCAAGATTCTCGCGCACCACCTTGAATGTGATCACCTCGGCCTGGCTGCCACCATCGGCATAACTCGGATGCTGGCTTTTCATATGACGCTGAAGATTGGCAAAGGTGCGAGTGCAGCAAGGACATACACCATTGTGGATCCGTTTCTTGAGCTTAGTCTTTGCTGCCTTCTGAGCCCTGACCTGATTCTTAGCATGTTGCTCTTGAGATTCTGCCAACCTTCTGCGATCTGTTTCCGCCTGGAGCTGATGGTCACGATTATCCAGTTGTCGCTTGAGTTGGTCGCGCTCTTTCTCCTCTTTGTTTTTCCCATACCAGCCTTGAACTTGGCCGCAGGCGACACAATAAAAATCTCCTTTAGTTTTTCTAAGACGTTTATTCATGTGGGCGGTCATCATCATTGGGGCGGAGCACGCGCAGCACTCTACCAATTCAAATTCAACGCCTTGCGCATAAATAGTCATTTCAAATCCTCACTTGCTGTTGATGCTCTATCATGCCCACAAATTGGGGCGCATTAACCGCCGCCATGAAAATATTGGTAGAAACCGGCTTTACCTCTTCGGCCTCTTCTGGAATTCCCCATAATCCGCACTCGCCAACTATTGCCGCCTCTCCTTTTTGTTTGAGGCGGTCGAGGTACGAAGATAATGCGCCGATCTCTATCCCTGTTGCTTTTGATATATCGCTAAGGGTCGCGGGGGTTTTGATGGCTTCTATCACTTTTTTATGCCGCGCCTCCTGCGCCCTAGTTCGCGCACACTTAATCTCAAATGCAGTCATAAGCATTGATACGGTGCTGGCACAAATCCCATATTTAATGGCGATTTCTTTTGTCATCATGCCTTCATCGATACACGCCTCAATCTGCTCTTTGCTCGGTCGTTTTTCAAATGTGCGAACCAGCCCATAATAAATGCGCCAGCGTGATATTGTTCCGCGCGAAACATTGTAGTGATTGGCAATATCCGTTTTGGTCATGCCATCCAGCTCCATGCGCTCAAGATCTTCTTTTGGCGGCTTTTCTAATATCATCATTCTCTCCTGAATCACATACATTCCAGGTGGGCGCTATGCATTCAGCCCATCCCAGCAACTCATAATGCTCATTGAATGAGATTGGGGTGTAGTAGTTGTCAAATTCCGAATGCTCTTTACAATCCACCCATCCAACCGATTCGATCGGTTCACCATCAAGGTCAATGAGTTCATAAGCCTCATCATCCCCCTCATCAGCTAATGGGCGATTCTGATAATGAGCAATAAAGACGCACTCCTTTCCTTCGCTAGTTTTGATGGCGATCCAGTATTGCTTTTCTGTGCCGATAGGGACAACGGGCGTAGATTCTGGTGAATTCCAGTTTTGGCGTGTGGCGTTGCCATTTTGCTTAATTTCTTCCATTACTTTTCTCCTTCTGGATTTTTTCAAAAATCTCAAGTCTATGAACACCAATATCCTTATCGGCCTCAATACCAATTTTCACTTGATTGCCTTTTATCCCTAAAGGCACCACCTCAACGATCCGCCCATCACCAAGATCGATGATGAGTTTTTCTGAAATTCTGCGAGTTAATATAAGAATTGTCCTACTCCTTGGTTACTGTAATTGTTACGCCCGGCACGCCGTCACCCATAATCACCTCAGCAATCGCCGTTGCTTGAGCAGGGTTTAGCTCCTCGAATCCTGCTAAGAACCTGGTGATAATTTCCTCCTCTGTAGGCTCTTGCTTTGCTGCATCAGCAACCGGCTTATCTACCAACTCATCTGCTGGCTCAGTTTTTTGAGCCTGCTCAGCTTCACGGCGATCATCTGCAATCTGCTGAAGACGCGCAGCCTCTGCTTTCCTTTCATCTTCAGCGGCCTTTTCAATAACCTCTGCTCCGGTTTTCGCCTGCTCAAGCTGCTGGATGACAATATTTAGCGCCTCAACTGCCTCGGCGTGGAGTTCACCGAACTGCTCTTCTTTTGGCTCCCAGCCACTTAGCGCCTCTAGTTTCTCGCCAATCTCTTTGGATGATTTACCCATGAAGTTAATTGGAATCATCTTGAGATCGTTTAGTTTGTTCTCAATCAGGCGCTTTCGCTCATCTTCCTTCTGGCGCTCTTCAAGCTCTTTACGTTCCTTCTCTGAAATTTCAAACTGAAGGCGCTCAGAATAAATCTCATTGAGATAGGTAAGGGTCTCGGTTCTGGCCTCTGCTGCTTCTACTGATAGGTCGTAGAAGTCTTTTGAGCAGTCGATCGCATCAACCTCCTCAATGAGCTTGGCAACCTCTGCACTCTCCAGCCCTCTGGCCTTACCGACAAACCCACGGATACCGGCGATCTTTTCACGAAGTCGAGCAAGGCGCTCTTCCTTCTCTCGCTTTTCCCTATCATCAACCAGCTTTTTAGCGGCCTTCATAGGATCTTCCAGCTCAACCAAGGCAACTGTAATGCGCTTCGCCTCTTTGTCAATAATCCTGCCTCCATCAAGATATGGCTGCTTAGCCTTCTTGCGAGCATCCTCTAGAGACGTTCTCCGAGAGACAAGATCGCTACATGCTGATTTAACAAGCTCATAACCCTCTTTGGTGTCAGTGCTTGGAACAACGCTGTATTTCTCTTTTAGCATTTCCAGCGCCGCATCAGTTTGATTGAAGATCGCTATGTTTACCGTTTCTTCCTCTACATTTACATCATCTTTGATATTAGACATTTACTTATTCTCCTATTTAATTAATTTGCCGTCACAACCATCTTCGCCACACATATCGCCAACCTTTCCGGTTTTAGCAGTGCCGCACTCAGGACACGCCATCTCGAAAGTGGCAATATCATCCATTCGCTTACTGAAAGCGTCATCAAACGGCTTCCTTCCTTTATTAACATCAATGCCAAGAACACGGCATTGGCGATCAACTTTCTTGATATGATGATCGTGCATCAGCTTTAGAGCGGCGACATTCGGAACAATAGGGTATGACTCAAGCTCTTTCCTAGCCCAATCACCAAACTCTGTACGCTTCTCTATTACCGCTTCATCAGCGTTATCCGCCCGATCTATGTCTGATTCAAGCCTGACGGTCTCCAGATAGTTAATGTCGTCATACATGCCCATAAACACATCGGATGCGAAGCCAAGCATTGAGAGGCACTTGCCAATAGCGTCTGTGAGGGATTTCTTTGGTGCCTCTGGATCAGTCATTACCCCCCACTTTTTTGAGAAAGTAATGTATGGCGTGTGCCCGAAATGGGTGAGCTCACCTTTTACCTCATCAATCATGTACCACAATTTCAGGTAAATTGTATGTGACTGAGATCTGATTGATACGCCATCCGCATCAACACCGATTTGACCTCCAGTATCAAAACGCTCCTCAAGGATTTCATAACCCCACCCGATGCCAACAGGGCCGAATATCTCAGTACATTTTTTGGTGATATACATAGGATTAACGGCGGTCCCAGTAAACCCGCCAGGCCCTTTATAATCCTTGGTGAATTTTGGGTCTGTTTTCTCTACTCCATCCCATATTTCCAAATTATCCATTATTCTCTCCCCTCAAATACTTTGATTAATTCCGGCTCAATATCGTTCTCAAGCATCCATTTATCGTATTCGTGCTGTTCGGCAATGCTCAGGCCAAACACATTGATAATCTCTGCTCGTTTCGGCATACCTTGTCGCTCAAAGGACATCTCTTCTCCCTCATCATATTCAGCCTCCATATCTACGATGACCTCGATATCTTCACCCTCAACGGAGTAAATAAGTTTCGCCTCAGTGGTAGATTTAATGCGTACTACAAAATCTTCAATAGGTGCCGCTTGGCTTTTCTCTGCTTCTTCGGCATCCATAAGGTATGGGTAGCCCATCTGTCTGGCGGCAATTTCGCGCGCCACCAGCTTAATTGCTGAATCCAGAACATCTATTGGTTGAATGGCTGGCTTATCTGCGCACATCAGCCTGTAAATAACTGAGGCGTTGTTACCAACAGATACCGCATCCATCATGGCGCTTTCTATACCAATCTCAACGCTGTGGCCTTTTACTAATTCGCCGCGCTTCCATGATTCCAGTATTACCTGTTGGCGTTGGTCTAGTTCGCTCATAGCGCTCTCTCCCATCCATCCTTAGTCCTGATATGCAGGCTGTTCTCCCACCCCGCATGGTCTTTTGGTATGTTGTGGCACATAATCGCCCACGCCCTGTTTCCAAACCTCCATTTTAATGTTGTGCCTGTTTCCGGCATGGCGGAGTACCCATACCAGATTCCGCCACACTCCATAGCCACATACTTAATCTCATCACGAAGATCAGTGGGCAGGTCTACTGGCTTGTGGGTTATGGGGATTAGGTCGTAACTCTCCCAGTGGTGTCCACCTCTATTTCTGGCATGGCCTTTACCGTCTATCCATAAGATAAAATCACCGGAGCAGCTTGGCTCTTTTGTTTTAATAATCATTTCCATTGATACGCCTAAATCAATATCCATGATTAGCCACTTTTCACCGCATGCTGTTTGATGCGTCTCTGGCGTGAACTTTTCTTTAATATCACTCATTGAGGCCACCACTCGTTGCCAATAACGACAAATGCCGCAACAGCCAGCACAATCATTGTTATGGTTTCAGGGATATCCCAGAGGGGATCAAACTTTTTCTTATGTTTCATTTTGTAACGCTCCATATCAATTTTTGATTCAAATTAGCCACGTATTAATACGAAGAAAGCAGCTCGGTTGTTCTTTCCGTGTTCTTCGTCTTGGTTGATTCCTTCTTTAATTCGATAGCTGTTAAGCGATCTTTCGCCTCACCCCTTTTCATGTTAATGATGGACTCAAAATCCTCCTGCCATTTTCCTTTATGTATCCAGCCATAAGTCTCTGTCCAGCCTCTTTGCCCTCCAGTCACGCCATACACCTCAACAGATCCATTCGCCCCATCTATTGTGCTACCCACAACCTCAATGCCGTCAGGAATCACAAATATTTCGAAGCATTTACCTCTGGCGTGAGTGTGCGGCTGGAAAAACAACCTCCCAATCTGCTCAGACTTCCCTTTAAATAAATCGTAATACTCATCAGCGCCCCTCATTTTCTAACTCTCCATATCAAGTAATTCACAATGCAGACTTTAGCCTACTTAACTATCGAGGTCAACACTTATTTTCACTAGACTTAAATTAAACCGATTTCATGGGCTCACTTTCTTTAGGCAATACCATCCTCCAGACAGTAGGTGATATAACCAACATCTATATATTAACGCTGTCCCGATACCCGCCTAAGTGCCACACTAGCATTTGATTTAGTATTCCCGCCGAAGCTCGTTTCCCAGCGCCTTCTGGGTAATGTTTTTACATCTATGCTGATGGATTACGATTTAGAGCCTGTCGGCATGAGGTTTGAGTTGCGGTTTAACCTTTGAAAACACCGTATCACCATATTGTGTGTATTCTAGCCGTCTTGGAGCTTTTGACGGGTATCATGGAGGCATTTGTTGATTAAGCGGTGCGATATGAACTATAATCTGCTTAATGAAAGGTGGGGCCGTCTAAACCGTTTACCTTTCAAGGGCTGTCCAATCGGACGGCCCTTCTTGTTTCTGGAATCTATAATAATGCTTTTCGATGCGAATGTCATATTCCAATCACGAACGACATATTCCTAACAGAAATGTATTTATAGCAGGCAATAAAAAACCTCCGCGTAGATCGTCCCGATCCATTGGCGGAGGCCGTGTTAAGTATATTATATCATGTAATTTGAAGATGACTCTAGCTTAGGGTTGCGACTCCCTGGCGCATGTACTGGGTCGATTCATCTAGAATTGCTCAAACCAACTACCTAGCGCGACCTTATATTGAGCGATTGTCTCGCTATGACTCAGCCAGAGCCATCATCAAATTATTTAATCTTTATAAGTCCAAGCCTAACAGCGGCACCAACAAACCTATCATGCCGTTTATTGTCCAGCTTATCCGGCATCTGGCATAGTCCAGGATGCGAACAACCATAAGCGGTATAAGCATCTTTTGCGCCACCGAAGAACTTGATCATCTTTTCTTTACTTCTGATTTTTGTAATGTCCATGCGAATCATTTTAGCAGAATTAATAATTAACGCAAATTAATTGTTGACCACCGATAATTATTGGCTTACTATTAATCACAGTTAATAACGAAGCGGAGAAAAGAGATGGGAACGCGACATTTAATTGCGGTTGCAAGCGGCGAGGATTATAAGATTGCTCAATATGGTCAGTGGGATGGATATCCATCCGGGCAAGGGGTTGAGGTTTTGGATTTTCTTTCCGCTGATAAGAATGTAAATAAATTACATAACTCATTAAATAAGGCGAGATTTTTAGAACCTGATGGAGTGGACAAGCAATTTATTGACGAATATGAGCAAAATGCACCAGAATGGTCAAGTGATCCAGATAATAGGACTGACGAGCAAAAGAGATGGTTTAGAAGTTATATGACTAGAGATTTAGGTGCTGGCATCTTGGATTCTGTAGCAAACTCGGAAGACGGTGAAATCCTACTTCGCAATTCTATAGGATTTGCTGGGGACTCATTGAGCTGTGAATATGCCTACATTATTGACTTGGATTCTCGTGTTCTTGAGGTTTATAAGGGGTTTAATAAATCTCCAATAACGGAAGGAAGATTTTTAAGTAGCGATCCCATCCTAGAGATAGCGAATGGCTATGAGCCGGTTAAGTTGATAAAAACATATCAGCTTGACTGCTTGCCGGACAAAGATAAATTCTTATCCGATCTTGAGCCAGATGACGAAGATGAGTGACTTCGATCACTTCTGGGAAATCTACCCCAAGAAGATGGCAAAAGTACCCGCTCAGAGGGCGTGGGAGCGTCTTGTGCTGGAAAAGAAAAGAGTTGCATACGCCGATATCAAAAAAGGCCGATACAACGACACAGAGAAGGCTTACATTCCCAATGCTGCGACATATCTCAATCAAGAACGCTGGGAAGATGAGATAATCGAGCAACCAAGGCAAAAGGAAGAATGGGAGATTATGCCAAGGGTTGATGATCAACTACCTGGATGGGCAAGGCGCAACGGCTGGCCTGATGCGCAAGGCAATGAGTCATACCCAATGTATCGACAGAGATTGCAGAGATTGATTAAAGAGAGATTAGGAGATAAATGATGAAGGTTATTGTAGATGACAGAATTATTGATTTAACCATTGAGATGGTAGCGGAAGAATTAGCCGCGGCTCATTCGGATACGCAGGCTCAGTTCTTTAATCGTTTTGCTGAGAGTGTAGGTAAGTGGGATAACGCCCCAGGCTCTTTCGCAATGCAGCTACAGGCTATTACAGATGAAGAGTGTTTGACTGATGAAGCTAGGAGCGTTATGAGTCTTATAGGCGAATATTCTGAACAGGCGGCGGTTACAGAGATTGATTGATGAGAGGGTGAAGAGTGATGCCGAATGACGACCCAGATGTGGGGTTGTGGACTAATAACTGGAGATACTTGTTATGTTTTCTTTGAGAGAAAAGAGACTGATTGCTGAAAAGATAGAGTTCATTTTGCGAGAGACTGGACACCCTGAGCTGCCTGCCGGAGAGATACATTTTAACTTGCATGTAGATGGAGCAGATCCGTCATGGTCATGGGCAGACATTCGGAATAATGCCGATGTAACCGAGCCAAACGTAAACCCGCACAATGAAGCGATGGATATGCATGCAACATAACGCTTAACTAATTTGGCCGCTACTGGCCTACGTGCGGAGCCGCGCACTATAACGGCTAGATTTTAAATTACTTGTTAGCTGCGGAGGCTGATATGAAAACTTTCTTTATTCATTACACTTTTTGTGAAAATGGAATCCAGGGTGACGGCAATGTAGATGTCACAGTTAGTAGGGGGATTGATGATATTCATGACATCAGGGAACTTGAGGCTGGGCTTAAAGAAAAGCACGGATTTGAGACGGTCGTGATAACCAACTACATACAGTTTATCGGCAGCTAACGTTGAGCTTACCGGCGTGAGCCACGAGGAATTAAATTATGAGTGATAAAACACAGAACGACCAAGAAACCCCGCAGGTGGCGGCGAAGCGTCCGATTGTAGAGCGCCTTGTTATCTTCGTGGTGGGTGAGCTGAAGTTCTTCGCAGCGATATTAGTGGGGCTGCTGCCAATGCTGATATTCCTTGATCTTGAGATGGGCATTCAGTTACATCGAGATTATGGGTGGACTGGGGTAGTAG